GCCACCGTGCTGACCGGCCTGACCGGCAACGTTGCGATCCCCCGCCAGTCCGGCGCTGCTACCGCTTACTGGGTGGCCGAGTCCGGCTCCCCCACCGAGTCCCAGCAGACCGTCGACCAGGTGAGTCTCGTGCCCCGTACCGTGGCGGCCTACACAGACTTCAGCAGGCGCCTGATGATCCAGTCCTCCATCGACGTGGAGAACATGGTGCGCAGCGACCTGGCCAGCGTGATCGCTCTGAAGATCGATTACGCCGGTCTGTACGGCACCGGCTCCAACAGCGAGCCTCTGGGTCTGAAGAACACCACCGGCATCGGCACTGTCGACTTCGCCGCTGCTGCTCCTACCTTCGCTGAAGTGGTGGATCTGGAGAGCGACGTGGCTACTGCCAACGCTCTGCTGGGTAGCCCTGTGTACCTGATGAACGCTGCCATGCGCGGCAACCTCAAGACCACGAAGAAGGACGCCGGCTCCGGCATCTTCATCATGGAAAACGGCGAGGTGAACGGCTACCGCGGTGTGCTGTCCAACCAAGTGGCTTCTGGCGATCTGTGGTTCGGCAACTTCGCCGACCTGATCATCGGCTACTTCTCTGGCCTCGACCTGATGGTGGACCCCTACACCCACAGCACCAGCGGCACCGTCCGCGTTGTGGCGATGCAGGACTGCGACATCGCAATCCGCCATCCTGAGTCCTTCAGCCGCGGCAACGACACCCTCTGATCATGTTGATCAAGGTCCTACGGCAAACAATGCTGGCAGGCCAGGTGATCCGTCTCGGGGAAGTCCATGAGGCTTCCCCCTCGGACGCCAAGCTCCTGATCGGTATTGGCAAAGCTGTTGCGGTCGCCGACAAGGTGGCCGATTTGGTTGAGGTTATTGCTCAACCAGCACCTAAACCATCTACCCCTCGACGGAGGGCTAAATCATGACCATCCACAATCTTGGCTCTAAGACCACGGTCTTGGGTCTGCTCCGCAACGACGTTGTGGCTGCTACCACGACCAGCTCTGCCGTTGATCTGCAGGGCTACGAGGGCGACATTGCTGTGCTGCTGGACGCCGAAGCCGGCGGTGCTGGCATCACCTATGCCGTCAAGCTGACCCATTCCGACACCTCCGGCGGTTCCTACACCGACGTGACTGGTGGCGGCTTCACCACCACCACCGCAAACACTGCTTCGCTGCAGAAACTGTTTGTGAACGTCACCGACATCAAGCGCTTTGTGAAGGTCTCCGTGACCGTTGCAGGCGGCTCTGGTACTGGTGCCGTTGCTGTGATCGGCCTTGCTTCTGCGAAGTACGTCTGATCATGGCGATCACGGAGGATCTGGACATCTTCCTGGCGGACTTTGGCGTCAGCTGTACGGCTGGCGCCACTACCGCCAACGGGATCCTGGATATGCCCAGCCAGGTGATCAGCGATGGGATGGTGCTCACCACCGATTACACGCTGACCGCCAGAACCTCCGCATTTGGCAGTCTCATCCGCGGCGACTCGATCACTGTTGATGGGGCTGCCTATACCGTCCGCGAGACGATGTTGATTGACGACGGCAAGTTTGTTCAGCTCGGGATACAGAAGACATGAGCGGTCCCTTCAAGGTCAACACACGAAGCCAGTGGGCAGCGCAGAATCCTGTGCTGATGGCAGGAGAGCCTGGCCTTGAAAGTCAGACCGGCAACCTGAAGATTGGTGACGGCAGGACAGCGTGGAACACGCTGCCGTATTTCAGCAGTCCCGCGAACTGGGGTTCGTTCTGGGATACGACGTCGCAGACCGCTACGGCTAATACGCCAACGTCGATTCTTTTGCGAAAGAACGACTTAGACAACCGTGGCATCAATGTGATCTCCAATAGCCGGATCACGGTTGACCATCCGGGGATCTACAGCTTCACGTTCTCGATCCAGTTCAGCAATACTGACTCCAGCATCCATGACGTCAACGTTTGGCTGCGCAAGAACGACAGCGGCGCCAGCGGTGATGTGGCCGACAGCGATAGCAGGTTCAGCATCATCGCCAGGCATGGCGGCATCGACGGCAATGTGATCGGGACGGTGAACTTCATCCTCAAGCTGGCGGCGGCGGACTACATCGAGCTGATCTGGGCGACTAGCAACGCTGCTGCATACATCCATGCAGAGGCAGCCGAGACCAGTCCGTTCGCGCATCCGGGGATTCCGGGCATCATTTGCACAGTGGTGCAGGTTGCATCGGCATGACAACGAAGCGCGAGTCGATCCTGGCTGGTATCCGCACGGCGCTGACAGGCACCACTGGCGTTAGCACGCGCATCTACCGCAGCAGAGTGGAACCGCTGGCTAGGGGCGAGCTGCCGGCGATTGTGGTCGAGCCGATCAATGATGTGTGCGTGCAGTTGACGAGCACACCAACGCTGGACTGGACGCTCACCGTGCGGATCGCGGTGATCGTGCGAGGCAACATCCCTGATCAGGTGGCTGATCCGATCGTGGAGAGTTTGCACGCGAAAGTGATGGCAGATCTGACGGTCGGAGGCCATGCCTACGACGTGCAGCCGACTGGAGTTAGCTTTGATATGCAGGAGGCAGACCAGCCATCTGGTGTGATCTCCTGCGACTTCGTGGTGAAGTATCGGACGCAAGTAGCTAATTTGGCTCAGAGTCCGTAGTAGCTACGATGATGGACGAATACCAAGGCCAGGGCGGCAGCTATCTGGTCGACAAGAAAACCGGCAAGCGAAAGCTCGTCCACCGGACTCAGCCGGCTCCCCATCCAACATCCGAGGTAGCCACCAATGGCCTCAGTTCTGACACGCCGGCGTCTGATCCTGGCGAAGATTGAATCGACCTACGCCACTGACTCCAGCCCGACCGGCTCGAGCAATGCCATCTTGGTGCGCAACCTCGAGATCCAGCCGCTGGTCGCTGAGACCGTGAACCGCGACCTGGTGCGTCCTTATATGGGGCAAGCCGATCAACTGCTGGCGCAGACCCGCGTCGAGGTGACCTTCGAGGTGGAGCTGGCTGGTTCTGGCACCGCTGGCACCGCTCCTGCCTATGGTCCGGTGCTGCGTAGCTGCGGTTTGTCTGAGACGCTGGTGACCAGCACCAGCGCCACCTACGCGCCCGAGAGCACTGGCTTCGAGAGCTGCACCATCCACTACCACGAGGATGGCATCCGCCATAAGCTGACCGGCTGCCGCGGCACCTTCGAGGTCAACGGCGAAGTGGGTCAGATCCCGGTGATCAGCTTCACCATGACGGGCATCTACAACGCCCCGACCGATGAGACGCTGCCCACCCCGACCTACGCCAACCAGGCCACCCCGCTGATCTTCAAGCAGGGCAACACCACCAACTTCACCGCCTTCTCCTACAGCGGCTGCCTGCAGAGCTACAACTTCAGCATGGCCAACGACGTGATCTATCGCGAGCTGGTCGGCTGCTCGAAGGAGATCATGATCACCAACCGGGCACCCAGCGGCACCATCGTGATCGAAGCTCCGACCATCACGGCAAAGGACTTCTTCACGATTGCCACCGGCAGCAGCACCGGCAGCATCACCTTCCAGCACGGCACCACCGGCGGCAACATCGCCACGGTGACGACTGCCCAGTCTGACCTGGGCAACCTGACCTACTCGGATCAGGATGGCGTGCAGATGCTGAACATGCCGTTTATTGCGGTTCCGACCAGTTCGGGCAATGATGAGTTCAGTCTCGCCTTCACCTGACTTTGGCTTTCGTACTTAAGCAGTCCGGCACTTACTCGTGGCCGGTCGCCTTTGATCTCCCGATCGATGGTGGCCGCCACGAGCGCCAGACCTTTGATGGTGAGTTCAAGCGCCTGCCGCAAAGCAAAATCGGTCCAATGGTCGCCGAGTTGCAGAAGCTCGAAGACCTGGGCGACCTGGATCAAATCACCGACATCGCCCGCGATGTGTTGGTGGGTTGGTCTGGCATCAACGACGATCATGGCAAGGAGATCCCCTTCAGCCAGAAAGCACTCGACGAATTGCTCGAAGTGCCGTTCCTCGCCATCGCTGTGCTGAAGGCTTACATGGACAGCATCAAAGGGGCTAAGCGAAAAAACTGACAGAGGCCGCTGAGCATTGGGCGGGCGGTGGCGTTGTAGACGAAACCGCCGACGATGCCGCGGCCTTTGGTCTTGAGCTGCAAGACCTCCCACCACCACCGGATGAAGACTTCGGAATTTGGCCGGAGAACTGGCCAGTGGTCGAGATGTTCCTGCGGGTTCAGACGCAATGGCGCACCACGATGAGCGGGGTGATCGGATTGGACTATGCAGCGGTGCGTTGGTTGTTTAAGCTGTACGACGTAGAGGAACCGCGTGCGCTGCTGGAGGATCTTCAGGTGATGGAGGCCGCAGCAATGTCGGTGATCAACAAACAGGGGGCATAGCCATGGCGATGAACATGGATGCCATGCTGCGGATCAAGGCAGACGTTCAAGGCGAAAACAATATTCGACGGCTTGGCAATTCCATGCAGGGATTGCAGGGGCAGGCCAAGAACGCCGCCATGTCATTTAATGGTCTGAAGGGTGCCGTCGCTGGCTTTGGTGCAGCTATCGCTGGGAGTGCAATCGTTGGCGGCCTCTCGGCGATTGTGAAGAAATCTATCGACGCCGGCGATGAACTGTTCAACCTTCAAGCTAAGACTGGCATCGCCGCTGTCGCGCTGACCGGGATCGGCAATGCCGCAAAGCTGGCCGATGTTGATATGGGCAGCTTGGGCAAGGGCATCAACAAGCTGAACTTGAACCTGGTGAAGGCAGCGGAAGGCAACGACGACATGCAGCGCCTCCTCAAGCAGTTAGGAGTCACAGCCAAGGACGCCAACGGTCAACTGATCCCAACCGATAAAGCGCTCAAGCAGATCGCGGATAAGTTTGCCGATATGCCCGATGGGGCGAAGAAGGCACAGCTTGCCGTGGCTCTGTTTGGCAAGTCCGGTGCTGAGCTGATTCCGCTGCTGAATGAAGGCGCGGCCAGCATGGAGAAGTTCACCTACAAGATCTCCGACGACTTCGCCGCTCGATCTGATCTGTTCAATGACACGCTGACCGAGTTTGGAATCAAGACTCAAGGCTTCGGGATGGAGTTGACCGACGCGCTGCTCCCCGCTCTGCAGTCAATCATCGAAGTGTTCGGCGAGTTGTTTGACAGCAAGACGGACTGGACTGATCTGTTCAATGTCATCAAGCTCGGCATTCGCAGCGTGGCGGCTGTGCTGCTTGGCATGGTCAAGCTCGTCGATGAAGCTGTTCGGTTGATCGGTTCCTTTGCAAAACGAGCTGCACTGGCATTCAAGGGCGACTTTGCTGGTGCGCAGGCTGAGGCCGACCGCTTTGGCGCTGACTTCATGAAGCGCTTCCAAGCCAACATGGGTCAATTCCAGCGGTTGTTCACGGATGCCCCATCCCCAGGTACCGGGCGCCGCACTGGGCGGACAGCACTGGACATGAGCGGGGCGGATGCGCGAGCCGCTGCGGAGGCTAAGCGTGCTGCAAACGAAGCCGAGAGACTGCAGCAACGTCGCAACACATTGACGCAGCAGCTGGTGGATCTGCAGGAAAGCCTGCGTCGAAAGGTAGAGGATGCCAACGCGGCGTTCGCCAATGTTGGCGGCACGCCAGTGGAGAAACTGCTGGCCGATCGTACTGAAGCCATTCGTGAGAACGATCGAACCGTTGATGATCTGACGCAGCAGGTCGTCAAGTTGTTCCGTGACATCAGAGCGGCTGGCGGCGAGATGAACGTGAAGCCGCTGGAAACATTGATCAATCAACTTTCCAAAGCAAATACAGAGCTAGCAAATCAGCAGCTAACGCAAGGCCTCAAAGATCTGCTGCCATCTCTTGATGACTATGACGCAAAGATTCGCGAGGTGCAAAACGATAAGAAGGTATTGACTGAAGTTGAGAAGCTGAACGCTCAGATCAACCTGTTGCAGCTTGACATCTTAGCTGCTACGAACCCCGCGCTAGCTGAGCACATCCGCCTGCTTCGTGATCGTGCTGCTGCACTTGATGATGCCAACAAGAAACAAAAGGAGCAGGAGGATAGCTTTGGCGCAAACTTCAATGAGAAGATCAAGGCCTACTATGAATCGATCAGCAACTTCGGCGCTCAAGTTGGGGATGCCGTCGTCAATACCTTCCAAGGCTTGGAGGATCAACTGACCACTTTTGTCACCACCGGCAAAGCAAACTTCGCAGATCTAGCCAACAGCATCATCGCTGACATTGCTCGCATTGCGATTCGGCAGGCCATCATCAGACCGCTGGTGGGTGGCATCTTTGATATTTTTAACATCAAGCCGAGCGCCATGGGCAACGTCTTCGCCCAGAACGGCATCCAGAAGTTCGCCCGCGGCGGCATCGTCGACAAGCCGACGATGTTCCCCTTCGCCAAGGGCATTGGCCTGATGGGCGAAGCTGGACCTGAGGCGATCATGCCGCTACGCCGCGGCCGTGATGGCCGCCTTGGTGTGCAGGCTGCGAACGGTGGCGGTGCTGTGAGTGTGACGGTGAACGTTGATGCCGCTGGCTCTAACGTGCAAGGCGACGGCAATCAGGCCAACCAACTTGGTAAGGCCATTGGCATCGCGGTCCAGCAGGAACTGATCAAGCAGAAACGACCAGGAGGCTTGCTCAACTAATGGCCACCTTCACCTACACGCCTAGCTTCAGCGCTGATCTGTCCGAAGCGCCTACGGTGCGCACCGTTAAATTCGGCGATGGATATGAGCAACGTCTTGCCTATGGCTTGAACACACAACCAAAGACCTGGCAGCTTCAGTTCAGCAATCGAGACGATACCGAACGAGACAACATCCTCACCTTCCTACGCGCTCGAGGTGCTACTGAGTCGTTTGACTGGACTGATCCGAATAACTATGCCGGCAAGTGGGTGTGCAGCGAATGGCAGACCAGTCAGGTGAGCTGCAACTTCAACAACATCACAGCCACCTTCCGCCAAGTATTTGAACCCTGATGGCGTACTCGGCTTGGGCTAGTTCAACCGCATACGCCGTTGGCGACATCGTTCGCGCCACCAGCCTGCCCGGCACCGGCTTGGTGTTCAAGTGCATTGTGGCTGGCACGTCCGCCGCAACGGAGCCGACATGGCCAACGGTTATTTACACAACGCAAACGCTTGACGGCACCCAGTCCAATAAGGTCGGCTTTGTCGTAGATGGCACGGTGACGTGGGCGGCAATCATGGCCGTCTCGCAGGATCTCCAAGGTGCTGCACTGTCGTCAATTATTGAGCTGTTTGAACTGCAGCTTGACGCCACTCTGCACGGTACCACTGATGTGTATCGCTTCCACGCTGGTGCTAATGCACTGAACACGCCAGGCGATGTGATCTGGAATGGCAACGGCTACTTGCGCTATCCCGTGCAGGTCGAAGGCTTTGAGTGGAACGGCCAAGGTCAACTGCCGCGCCCGAAGCTGTCAATCAGCAACCTTGCCAACACCATCAGCGCCCTGCTGTTGATCGTCAACGAGGAGACGCCTAACAACGATCTCATCGGCGCAAAGCTGACACGTATCCGCACGCTGGCACGTTACCTCGACAACGTAAACTTTGAAGGTGGTGTGAACCCCAGTGGTGCCGTTGACCCTACCGCTGAATTTCCGCGAGACATTTACTACATCGCCCGCAAGTCAGCCGAAAACCGCAACGTCGTTGAGTTTGAGTGCGCCGCTGCATTTGACCTGCAGCATGTCAAGGCACCCCGCCGCCTGTGCATCAACAACGTGTGCCAGTGGACCTACCGTAGTGCCGTTGGCTGTGGCTATGACCCAACGCAGATTGGACCGTTCTGGACCGCTGCCGATGAAGCCGCTACGACGTTGGCAACTGATGTATGCGGCAAACGTCTGAGTAGTTGCATCCTGCGGTTTGGCAGCGTCGAAGTGCACGGTGATGTCACCAGCGGCAGCAACCTGCTGACCAATCTCGATGCCCCAGAACTCAATCGAATCCGTATTGGCGACCCGATCAGCGGACTAGGTATTCCTACTGGTACAACGGTGACAGCGGCGACGTCCACTCAACTCACGCTGTCCGCCAATGCCATTGCTACAACTCTGATTACCCGCAACGGAACATTGACGGCGAAGGGGACTCAGATGACGCTTGCGAGCGTTACCGGACTCGCAGCAGGCATGGCCATCATTGGCACGGACATGCCAACGGACACCACGATCAAAAGCATTTCTGGCACCACATTGACATTGAGCATTACATACAACGCCAACTATTTAACCGCAGGTGTAACTAAAACTGTGCAGTACAAAGTTGTCGGCGGGAAGCCTCGCCTTTATATGTCCGACACCAGCAGCATTGCAGCAGGCAATCCAGTAACAGGAACTGGCATCCCGACCGGCACAGAGGTTGTCGGAATTAGCACCAACAAGTTTGTTGAACTGACAAGCGAAACAAGTGCCGTGTTGGACACCAACTTTACCGCAACTTTTTACACGCCCAAAGCATTCACTTCGCAAAGCTATGAGTTTCGCTTTGATGATCGCTATATGATTCGACCTGATAATTACATTCCATTCGGTTCGTTCCCCGGCGTTGGCACCATCAAGACATGAACAAAACATCTCGCGCCGCTGCACTGGAACACGCCAAGGCTTGCCTACCGAAAGAAGCCTGCGGTCTGCTGGTGGTCATCAAAGGCCGCGAACGCTACTGGCCGTGTAAAAA